CGCTGCTTGTTTTGGTCCAAAAACAATGTCGAGCATTCGCTCAATTGACATGTCTTGTTGTTCTACGACTTTGCCGAGGCGTCCTTGAACACGCTCGCCAGCTTCGTATTGATTTGTTCTCTCAACATACATACGACGAACTTTGTATGGAGGTTGAGTTGGATCTGGGTTCATCCGTTCTTCAACGGTGATTGCCCCCAGAATGTCGTAGAAGTATGGAGCCTGAATTGCTAGCTGTCCTTGTAAGTATGGACGATAGCGACCATCCTTGTCAGTTCTAGCCATTGCAGTAAGGACCACAGCTTCTAGTGGATTAGTTGGGTGCATAGTTAAGTCGCGGAGGTCTCGTAAAAGACCGCCCATATGACGCAACAATTCACCCCACTGTTGCTGAGTCATCTGATTAACACCAGCAATGTTCTCCAAGCATTTAACTTGAAGTTCAGATACTGAGTCAATAATCAGACTCTTAAAGTGGTGCTTTCCAAGTTGCAACCACTGATATGTTTTGAGAACCGTGTCATAGTCACGAACAGTAACTACAACGGTGTCCCAAGTACCATCTGCGACAGGTGGTTCCTCTCGCAATGGATCCCAATACTTGACAATGATAGGCAAAAACCTGTGACCGCCTTCAACATCAAGCATGAGCCGTGGGTAAGGTGCAGTGACAGCAAGACTTGATTTACCAACCTTGCTCTCTCCGTACACCATTACAGTAAGAGAGCGTTGAATTTCGCTCATCGTCACTCACTTCCTTTTTTCTCGTTTGTTTCGTAGTACGCATATGGGTCTGCGACCTCATATGAATCGCTAAGTGCTTGTTCAGCGGCGCTTCCGTCGTCAAACATTGGGCATATAGCGAAAAATTGGCACTTCCACTTGCAGTCACGAGTTGGTCGTGGGTATGCAAGATAGGCTGGTTCCCCACCTTCATCTAATCCTTTTCGGACTCTCATCAAATCTGAAATAGTTCCGTGAATGCGATTCCAAAAAGATCTCATTGTAAAAATATTATGTCTAACTTCAATCTGATCATAAAAAGGAGGACGAGCTGCAGCTGTGCGCTTTACCTTTTTTAGCATCGTAAAAATGCCACCTTCAGCACGATCAGACTCATCGCGTTTGGTTGATTCTAAAAGCATGTAGGTGAGAACTTGCTCATTCATATTTGCCAAGTTAGCAAAGTCGCTAAGAGAGCCACCGACAGTTTTAAAGTCACGGAACATACGAACACCGTCTGCCTTGCGACGAACACGCATGTCAAGCTTTCCTTGTAGTTCAACTTCTCCATTAAACAAAGGAGCAATGATGGTTTCTTCTGTAGAAATAACTTCTAGCTCAGCATCAATTCCGTTTTCTTCAACCCACTGCTCATAACCTTCAAGCATGATGCGACCCATCTCAGCTTCTTGCTCCAGTTGAAATGTGTCTTGAAAATCTGCAAGCAAAGCTTGACGATCTACATCTACAAGATCAGAGTGAGCTTTAATTAATGGAATATTTTGAGCATAGTGAGCATCTAAAGCTGCGTGGATACGGCTACCAAATGCAAGAGCACCAGTTGTATCTTTGTATTTAGGTTGTAGGCGACGATAGTAAGTAAGCCACCACTTGCGACGACAATCTTTAAATGTTTGGATTTCTGAATTTGAAAGTCTTACAACATCACTCATAGCAAACCTGCCTTGTCATCCTTGAGTAGTTTCATTAATTGATCCCTATCCCGAACAATCTGTTCGAAGTTGTCAGACTTTGTTTCAAGAACTTGAATAACTCTCTCTTCAATAGTTCCCTCAGTTACATAGTCCATAATCAAAATGGAGTCGTGTATTTCGCTTCCAATACGATGTACTCGATCCAAGGCTTGCTTGTGGTCAACTAATGACCACGGTCTTTGAAGCATAACCAAACGGCGTGCTGCAGTCAAGGTAATACCTACACCACCAGCCTGAGCCGTGAAAAGAATCCACTTTATACGACCCTCTTGAAAATCATCTACTGCTTTTTGACGCTCGTCTTCATTTTGAGCCCCAGTGATAAGTCCGTGAGGGATTTTTGCTTTAGTCATAGCAGCACTTAAAAGATCGATTAACTGACGAGAAACAGCACATACGGCAACTGAGTCATCTCCAAAATCACCATTGGCAATATCATCCATAAGAGCATCTACTTTGCAAGAAGGTTCAGCAAGAATTGCTTTCATCTCCCCCGTTGATTCATCAACTGTCATATCAGCATAAGAACTAGCAAACTGAAGTAAACGAGTGGTTTGGGTAAGGATGCTTGGAGCGGTAAGAGCATCACCAGACTCTAACTCTGCAATCATCGTATCTCGCATTTGCTCATAAGCTTTCTTTTGTTTGGTAGACATCTCAACATCTCTACGCTCAGTCAAAACTGGAGGTAGATGTGGAAGCACCACTTTCTTTAGCATTCGTCGCATAACAGGGTTTACAGACTTATAAAACTCATCTTGCATCATTGGCTTAACACCAATAACCATCATTCCACCAAAAGCGTTAAGCATTACATCGATCATTCGATCAATCCATTTGGTTTTGCTAGGCCAGTCTTTTGGAGATAGCCAGTGAAGAATTGCCCAAAGGTCAACTACATTGTTAGCAATTGGAGTTCCTGTTAGTGCAAAACGAATCTCAGCGTCTCCAGTAGCAGACCAAAGAGCACGGCTCTGCTTAGATTTAGGGTCTTTAGAACGATGAATTTCGTCTGCTATTACAGCTTTAAAATCTATATTGTTTAATTCACGAGGGTGCACTTCACAGCGGGTCTCTGAAACACCTTCATTCTCGCCACCACAAGCTTTGCAGTGGACTAAGGCTATAGACCCGTAACCAGACAGTCTTGAGTGAGAGCGTAGAGACTCCCAATTAATGATGTAGACATCTGCTGGAGTGTCAAACTGCTTCTTGCGCTGGGCTGCAGTTCCCTTTATTACTTGGGTAGTAACGCCAGGCCACCACTTCTGAAATTCTCTAGCCCAGTTTTTCTTCAAGGTATTAGGACAGACGATAAGGGCTGGGAATACCTGCTCCCCAGAGTCTTGTATAGCCTTTAAAGCACGGATAGCTTGGGCAGTCTTACCTAAGCCGGGCTCGTCTGCCAATAAAGCCTTACGAGCCGTTTTAAGGAACTGTACGCCAGCTCTTTGATGAGGAAACAGGTCTTCATCTCCATCTGCGCTCTCAAGCTCTCTGAGGGCGTTTGAAGGGGTAATACGGGTGTTTAATTCATTAGTTGCCCATTCGGAAAGGTTAGGACCTATCGTTAATCCGTCTCTAAATGTTGATCTTAGAGCTAAACAGGTTGTCCAGCTAAGGGGAGCTCTCCAAACCTGATCTTTAGGGCTCCAAGAAGCCCCTGGAAGGCTTTTACAGAGCTCTTTGTAGCGCCAATCAGTAGTTAGTAAGATGTGCTTTTTATCAGCATCTACTTCGGCTATTACGGACAACTTACCCTCTTTTCTATGTCATTATGTCATATGCGGTTGTAAAACTTTTTTGAAGAAGTTTATCTTACCGCATATTAGTCTAGCAGAACTCTTGGCTTCCAGCCAGTTTTAACCAGTCTTAATAGGGCGTGTCGCATAGCGTCATTTGCGTGCCCATCTCCGCCTACATGCCATGTCCCTACCTTTTTTAAAGCTTCGTTGGGAAACATGGCTTTAGCATCTGCAGGAGATTGAAATATAATACTTTCTGGGTCATATCCGTTAGAACGGCATAGATGTTTTAGAACCCCTATTTGCTCAAGGCTATAGGGCGCTTGAGAGTTACGGACTGTCTGAGCATTAATGGTAAAGCGCTCGCATACAACTACAAAGTTTTCATATTTTTTCCAACCTTGTAAAAAATTTTCTATGTAGTTTGCAAACTCGTGTGGTTGAACTTCTGCAGATGCAACTCGCTTTGGAGTCTCTTCATCATAAGAAATAAAAACAACTCCGCTAGCTTTACCGGGATCTACTGATAAAACATATCTCATTTATACTTTTGACCCCAGTTCTCTAAAGGACCATCAACATCTGCTGTTAATGGAACTGACCAACCTTCTGTAGTTGTCATACATTGACGAACTAAACGCTTAATTTCTTCAGCGTCCTTGCGTGGAGCTTCAAGAACAATTTCGTCATGCACTGGAACAATAAGGTAGTCGGTCAAGTCTGCTTGGTCAAGCTTTACAAGATTTGATTTAAATACTTCAGCAGCTCCACCTTGAATTAAATAATTGACCAATGTATAAGTGCGGTTTTCATCACAAGGGATACGACGACCAGTCCAAGTGTGGACATAGCCTTGACCTTCATTACGAAGTCTTGTTTGACCAATATGATCAACTTGCTTTTGGAATATAGACATTCCTGGATAGTTAGCATCAAAAGAGTCGGATACAGAACGCATCTGCGCTTCTGGAACTCCAGCAGTTAGAGCTTGCTTTGCAACCCCTGCTCCGTATAGTCGTCCATAAACAACACCCTTGATCAAGTTACGGCGCTTGTCAGACTTCTGCATATCTGGTTCCTGATAAACCTGACGACCAATCTCAGTAAATGGATCTGACCCTGTTGCATCTGCGTGATGGAATAGTTTGATGAGATTCTCATCTTCAGACAAAGATGCAAACATACGAAACTCGACCTGATCCAAGTCTGAAGTGATGATTACATGATCGTCTTCTCTTGGTATAAACGCTGTCCGAACTGTGTCATCTCCCTTTGGAAGAGTTTGTAGAGCTGGATCTGTAATAGACATACGAGATGTACGAGCGCCAAGGGTCTTTACAGATGGATGAACTATTCCATTAATCGACTTGCTCATAAAGTTTGAGAAGTAAGTATTTGCAAGTTTATCTGCTTTTCGTTGTTTTAGAACAATATCGGCAAGATTTTTCACTTCATCATTGCCATTGATCATTAACAGCTTAAGTTGATCTTTGGACGCAGACTTTGCTCCAGATGGAGTTGTCTCCGTGATATCTGCACCTAGACCTTCAAACAAACGAACAAGCTGAATATTGCTAGTTATGCTAACTCCACCATAAGTGTCTTTTGCCCAAGATTTAACAGACTCTGAATAATTTATAAGCTCGTCAAATTTCTTTTTTGAGTAGTCAAGATCAACTCGAGCGCCATTGATTTCCATACGGGTAACAATTTTTCGTGTTGCCATTTCAAGTTCGTAAGCACGGTTGTATGGACCTTCAGGACCACACTTTTTGTAGAAGATTTCCCAAAGGCGCATCGTCAATACAGGATCAAGAGCACCGTAAAGCCAAAACGGCTCAAAAGATGTAGGAACTGTTCCCCAAGTCCAACCGTTTTCAATAAGAGCAATATCTAACCCTTCTTGCATTGCCACAGCTTTTGAATCAACATAAAGAGCAGATAATGGTTTAAGAGCACCAGATCCCAGCGGGTCAATGATATGAGCCATAATCATTGTGTCGTGTGCACGCTCCCATGGAATGCGCCAACGAGATTGAATTTCAAACCAACGAGCTTCGAAGGCAATGTTGTGACAAACAATAGGTCCATCAAATTTATCCATTGCTTCGTAGAAAACACCAGACCATTCATCCCAAGGAATTGACCAGCCTTGCATCCCATCTCCAACTTGAACAAGCCGTAATTTTCCATGCCAAGGAGACAGAGCATCTTCTCTTTTACCGCCAGGCAATTCACCAGTTTCAGTATCAATTGCAATAGCGTTATAAGGTCTGCGTTCTCCAAGCCAAGCAATAAAATCTCTTGCTTTTTCTACGGAGTCAACAAGGTGTAGTTGTACATCACCAAGTCCATTTGTCACTATTCGTCACTCTTTCTTCTAGTTGTTAGGGGATTATCTCCACCTGATATATAGCTTCAATCTTAGGGTCGTTCAAAGATGCTCTTTCAAGCAGCCTTTGAGCTACATTAGTAAGATATCTTGCACCACCAGCATCATATTTGTAAAG